GATACTGCTGAAACTTCGCACCAACAACACCTGACAGCCAAGGAAACGTCGTGTCAAGACCAGGGTTAATTGGATAACTATCGATCTTGAACGCGCCGGCTGTCGATGAACTGTAGACATCGCCAAGAAACTCGCGATGCCTAAAGTTAGCCGCAACCTTCCCAGTACCAAACTGAGGAATGTTAGCAGCATTTGTGAGCAACGTATTCTCCTTCACTACAGGAGCATTGCTCACAGCATAGTCACCGTGCCCAAGAATCTTGCTCAGCATGCTTCCGCCGATTCCACCCAACACGGTTCCTGCCGCGGTACCTACTGGTCCAAACGCGGACCCCAAAGCGCCTCCCAAACCGCTTCCCGCTTTGGCAAACATAGAGCCAGAGGATCTTGTGGGGCGCTTCGCCGGAGCGCGAGCAGGAGCTCGCTTCACCGGAGCCCGGCGGACTGTTGTGGTTCGCCGTGGCGCTGCCTGCCGCCTTGCCGGGGCAGGACGACTATATGCAATGCGTGGCATACTCACTATAACAGCTCGTAATTTTTTTCCAAAAAAAATATTAATTGATGTAAGGCGCTCGTGTGTCGGGATGGTCTGCTCCCAGGGCGCACTCAGCCGGTAATCCTGTGGTCCCCAATTAATCACCCCATAAAGGGGTGGTTGCCACTGCATAGATCAATGCCCCCTCGGGGGGAACATCTCATTGTAATAATAGTGGTGAATCCACAAAAAATGGTAGTTACCATTCTGTACGATCGTCGCTGCGCGCTTCGCGCGCCCAAAAACGTCCTGTTAAATAATGTAACATTCGTTTTAATTGGTCACCACTAGATTAGCGCACGAAAAGGGCTCCCCTCCGGGGGCCTCGTCTATCTATTGGATAGCAACTGCCGCTAAGCGCTATGATTTTTGGCGCCCACCCGAGGGCCGGATGGCTTCGTCGTCCTGGTCGGACCACCTGCTCTCACTCGCTGATTACCGGTCGTGATAGTATATTGGGCTTGGATTACCGGATCCTTATCTGGGTCGATGCCATGATCTCGAAGGTAATCAAGATATTCGGCAGTGCGTCTGTCAAACACACATGCACTACATATGCAATATGAGATTCGTCGAGTACACAACATGTCTGTTGTCGACTCAATGATATGAATGGATTTTTTATTTCTTAAAAAAATTTGATCGGAACTCATACTCGACAAGCCTGTTCCGAGACCATTCTGATGCCCGCTTCAACAGCAGTCAAATCCAGAAAATGGTGCTTCACCATGTTTTGGGACGGTGACGAACCAGGTCAAACCTACTTCGAAGATTGGACCGTCGAATATCTTTACGTTGGTAAAGAAATTTGCCCGAATTCGAAAAGAGAACACTACCAAGGCTATGTTAGGTTCCCGAATCCGCGTGCGTTGTCAGGAGTTCGCAAACTCTTCACACACACCATCAAACTCCCTTCAGGGTATGATGGCTATCCAGGCCATTGGGAAGCCTGTAAGGGCACAGAAGCTCAAAATATTAGCTACTGTGAAAAAGATGGCGACCTTGTCATCGAAGCTGGTGCCCGAGAATCTGTCAAAGATGTTGACAAACAACAAGGCAAGCGGAATGACATTCATTCCGTCCGCAACCTCATTCGCGATGGATACGGAATGAAGCATATAGTCGAAAACGTTGATAGCTATCAAGCTATCAAAGTTGCCGAAACCATGCTCAAGTATATGGAGCCTGGTCGGGATTGGATTCCCGAAGTGTATTGGATTTATGGCCCCACTGGCGTTGGCAAATCCAAATTTGCATTTCAGTCTTGCGCCGATCCATGGGTCTCTGGCAAGAATGGCAAATGGTTTGAGGGCTATGACGCCCATGAAGACGTCATCTTCGATGACTTTCGCAGCGATTTCTGCGACTTCCACATTCTGCTTAGACTCCTTGACCGATACCCTTACAGGATCGAAGTCAAGGGTGCGAGTCGTCAATTCCTCGCACGACGCATCTTTATCACAAGCTGCCATCCGCCTCACAAAGTTTACGGCGCGTCTAAGACAGACGAAGATGTGTCGCAATTAGGTCGCCGAATTGCGCAAATCATCTATATGCCGTCCCTTGGGAAGGCATACCAGCGGCCAGGATCGGAGATTGGGTTAGAACCCACCGCTGAGCTTTTGGTTCCGGAACGTGGCCCGGAACAAAAAGTCTGGGGTAATACTCCGGAGCCCCCTACCCCACTTACGCCTAACGGCGACGTGGAGCACGAGGCTCCTGCGCTAACGCGCCCCCAGACAGTTTCCAGGAAGGGGCCCCACGAGTCGAAATGCTTCGAGCCTCATGGTCCCGATTTCGTATGCGACGATTGCGAATACGATGATCCCCCCGAAGAAGGGGATCCAAGGTTCGATAGCGATATCGAAGCCCAATGTGAAGCTCTTCTTGCAGAGCACGATACAGACATCTGTTATCGCTGCAAGAAGCTTCTACCCATTAGTTACCTCACTAATGGAAAATGCACCAAAGGATGCCGCTAAAAAGCGAAAAACACTTTTTCAGCTAGTTGACTCGACAATACGATTGTTCGTCAACAGTTTCATTTAGTGAAACTAATGTAAACTCGGGATCTTCGGGGCCGATCCCTAGTTATAAACCATCCGCTTGATAAGCGGCTCCAAGGAACGCGAGATTCAAGCGTGAATTCGTGATTCCGGTTGGAAGAGCTCCGCCAGGGATCTGAACCTTCGGAGGATTCGCTGGCGTACCAGTCCCGTCATAAATAAATACAACATACTGTCCTCGAAAATCAACAGTTGCTGTTGGACCGGGATAAGGAGTGTTCATGGATGAACCGTACAAGGTCAATCCATTGAGAGGAACAGCTGACATGATTGATACTCCCGCAGTCGACGCACCATAGACTCCATAATACATGGAGATCTTTGTGCCGGGAGACATGTCAGAAGGAAGAATGAAAGAGGAAATACCCTCTTTGTACTCAAATGTGACACCGATCTGATCAATCAGCTCGGTTTGCGAAGCCCCAAGTGAAAGCTCATCTGTTACCCCATTCAGTTGCCATTGGGAAACTGGAGACAGATAATTAGGGGCCTGCTCGATAGCCTTAAAGGCATCGATATCATAGGTCACCCATAGCTCACCAAGGTTCACATTGGTTCCCTGACATCCGACAGATGCGATCGAGAAACGACCGAGATCATAAAGACGGATGTCTTTTCCAGCCGGCACATCGAAAGCTCTGATATAGAGCTCCGAAACCGGCGTCTGGAAACGCGCACACTCAATGCCATGCATCATATTGATGCTCGGCTTACAGGAGACTCCATATTCGGTGTTCTCCATCTCCTGCTTGGACTGAAAGACAGTGTCAGCTGAATCATAGTCAGTAGACATGATCACTGATCCAAGAGCAGTGTTGGTCGAATTCAACGCATCAGATGACATACTTCGAAACTCGAACGTCATCCCATTGATGCGATACTGCTGAAACTTCGCACCAACAACACCTGACAGCCAAGGAAACGTCGTGTCAAGACCAGGGTTAATTGGATAACTATCGATCTTGAACGCGCCGGCTGTCGATGAACTGTAGACATC